ATGGCAAAGGGAAAGGGACAGCTCACGGCTCGCGGCTTGGCCGCGCTGGCGACGGGGGAATGGGCGAACGACGCCGCCACACACGGCGCCGGGGTGCTCCAGGCACGCAAGCTCGCATCTGGCGCCATCAGCTTCTACTACCGCTACACCGGCCCGAACCGGAAGCAGGATCGTCTCTCGCTGGGTAGCACCCTGACCCTGGCCGAGGCGCGTGCCGAGGCGGCCGTGCTGGCTCGCCGGTATCAGGCCGGCGAGCGTGATTTACGCGGCGCCCTCCTGGCAGACGAAGCCGCGGCAGCGCGCGAGGCCGCGCACGCTGACGCCGCAGCATCGGCGCGAAGTGCAGCCACGCTCGGTGCATTGATGAACGCCTATGTGTCCAGCCTGAAAGAAGCCGGCAAGATCAGCGCCGGCAATGTCGATAAGGCTGTCGCGCTGCACATCGAGAAGGCTTGGCCCGCGCTCTGGGAGCGGCCTGCAGCAGAAATTGAGCTCGATGACCTGATCCCTGTCCTGGCGCGGCTGGTGCGCCTCAAGAAGCTGCGCGAGGCCGGCAAGATTCGCTCGTACCTCCGGGCTGCCTACGCTGCGGCCATCCGCGCGAAACAGGACGCGGCTGCGCCGGATTCGCTGCGCGCGGTGAACCTGTCCCGCAATCCCGCCCAGGATCTCGCCACCGTCGACAGCGGCACGCCACGGGAGCATGCCCTGTCCGTCGCCGAACTTCGCGCCTACTGGCGCAGGATCGCGGCGCTACCTGGCGCGCGCGGCGCGATGCTCCGTTTTCATCTGCTGATCGGTGCGCAGCGGATCTCCCAGATGGCCAGGCTGGTGACAGCCGACATCGACCACGACCACCAGTCCATCCGCATCCTGGACATCAAGGGCCGGCGCAAGCGCCCGAGGGCGCACTTCGTGCCGCTGATCCCACAAGCTATGGCTGCATTACAGGAGATGCAGGGTCAGAAGGCTGGCGCATTTCTCTTCACCATCACCGACGGCGTCGATCCGGCCAGCTATCACGTCTTCCGGGGCATTCTCGATCACGTGGTGGCCGCCATGGACGCCGCCGGAGAGCTGGATGGCCCCCGCTTCACGCCAGGCGACCTTCGCCGAACTGTCGAGACGCGCCTGGCTGCAGCCGGCTATTCGGAAGAGGTGCGCGGCCACGTGCAGTCCCATGGTCTGAGCGGCGTACAGAAGCGGCACTACAACAAATATGAATACGACGCCGAGAAGCGCAGCGCCATCGCTGCCCTGTACTCACTGCTGACCGGACAAGACGCCACCATCACCGAGCTGAGGCCTATGGCCGCGGGCTAGAACGGCAGGTCATCCGGCAGGTCCAGGCCTGCCAACCGACTGGCGGAGCGCTGTTGCCCGCTGGCCGCTTGCCGGAGTCGTTGCGCACTTCGCTGCCGGCGAGCACGTGATCGCCAGCTCCCGGATGTGTCCCGCTCGAGGTCGGATGCCTGCTGCAGCTTTGCCGCAGCCTGAGCCTCCAGTCGGGCCCTTCCACTTCCACGATATGTCATCGCCCAACAATGGCACTAGGCCGTCGCGTGGAACGCGACACCTCCAGCATCCCCCCTCAGATGGGAGAAGAACCAAAAAAAAAGGGCCCCGAAGGGCCCTTAATTCGGTCATCGACCGTGAAGACTATTCAGCACTAGGCTCTGATGCGTCGGCTGGCACACCACTTCCCGCCGGCGTTCCATTGCGTCCTGAGCGAACTCGAACGCGCGCACTACCTGCCCCTGGATTCCCGGCGTCCACTGGCTCTCCACTGCTCGGGTCGGAGCTTGGGGCTGCGCTTGGGTCTGCGTCTGCAGCTGGAATGTCGGATTCATGGGACGTACCTTCGTGGGAATTGGGAAGAACCGGGAAATCGATAAATCGGGGTTGCTGGTGTTCGCTGGGGTATTGCAGCATCCCCCAAGCAAACTGAACGAGAGCGTTTTCCGCATCGGTCAGCGGTGACACCCTCTTGAAAAGGTTCGAAGCTTCCTTTCGGTCAATGACGAAGCTATGGGACGGGTAGTCATTGATCAGTGATTTTAAGGCGTCATCCTTAAGATTCTGCGAATAGCTATCCAGCCGTCCGCCATACTCAAAGGCGATTCGAGTAGCCCGCTGCAGCTCTCCGAGCCGCAGTGGATCCACCTGGTTCAGGAGCGGCGCAGCCATTGCAGCGCCAATGTGGGCAGCCATTTCCGCAGCCAGCTTGGTCGACAGCCCCATCCGCCTGGCTTCGCCCAGCATCTGGTGGTACCCCCACCGGACATGCTGTCCTACGACACCCAGCGCTTCTGTGATGTCCAGCCCAGAACTGCGCTCCTGCAGCTCGGTTCCTTTGAACACCTGGACGTCGAGAGGGCCCAACTCACCCCTATCGCCAATACCGAGCTCGTTGGCGGCAATCGCGATCAAGGTGCCGGCACTCTTGCACCAGCTCGGGACTGCTACACGGAGCCCATCCTTGTAGTGATGCCGGAGACAGCGAGCGATGCGGTACCCGCCGTCCGGGTCACCACCGAAGGTGCTCAGAACGACAGTAGCCCTCGGCTTGAGCGGCCGGCTCGCAAGCAAATCGCTGAGCTGTGAGTGCAGCTCCCGCGTGATCGGGCTTGCGATAACGATGTAGTCGCGCTCCGGATCCTCGCCCGAAAGCATGCCTAAAACCTCTGCGTACGTTGACACCCTTCCCCCTGTGAACGCCGTCCTGGCCGGCGAATCTTACACCGCGTTTGACACTTTTCAGGAACCTAGCCAGTCTCACTACCTGAGAAATTATGAACGGAATTCCATTCGTTAAGCATTGGCTAGCCTCTATATCGTTCATGCAACTGGCGTGCCAGACGAGGGCGCCAATTTTTCGTGCTCACGCGCAGATATTAGTAATTGTACTAATATGCGTGCCGTCTCGACTCGTGAGACACGCCGCTCCCAGAGTACGCCCATGCAGTCCCTACCCTTCCCCCACACCCTGGCGCTGCCCATCGGGCCCGCGCTGATCGACGGCCCGGCGCAGTTCGTGCCCCTGGCAGCAGCGCGCGCACGGCTGGGCTTTCCGTCGCCGGCCGACGACTTCATGGACGATGCGATCGATCTGCATCGTCTGCTGGTGCGCAATCCCGCCGCCACCTTCCTGTACCGAGCCGATGGCTGGTCCATGAGCGGCGCCGGCGTCAGCGACGGGGACATCCTGGTAGTGGACCGGTCGGTGACCCCGCTGGCCGGCGACCTGGTCATTGCCATCTGGGACGGGAACCAGCCCACCTGCAAGGTGCTGCAGCTGTTCGAGAGCCACATGGAGCTGCACTCGGCCAACCCAGACTTCCCGCCCATCGTGCTCGAGCAGGCCACCGAGGTGGAGGTATTCGCCGTGGTGGGGGTCGTCCGCCAGATCAAGCGCCGGAGCGGCCATGTTCGGGCTCGTTGACGGCAACAACTTCTACGCCAGCTGCGAGCGCGTATTCCAGCCGGCGCTGCGCGGCGTGCCGCTGGTGGTGCTGAGCAACAACGATGGTTGCGCGATCGCGCGCTCGGCCGAGGCCAAGGCGCTGGGTATCAAGATGGGCCAGCCGGCTCACGAGCTGAAACACCTGGTGCGCCGCCACGGACTACAGATGCGCTCAGCCAACTTCGGCCTGTACGGCGACATGAGCGCGCGCGTCGTGGCCATCCTGCGTGCGGCCGCGCCACGGGTGGAGGTCTACAGCATCGATGAGAGCTTCATCGACCTGGATGGCGTGCGCGACCGCGAGCGGTTCGCCCGGGATCTGCGGGAGCGTGTGCACCGATGGACCGGCATTCCCAACTGCATCGGCATCGGGCCCACGAAGACGCTGGCCAAGTTGGCCAACAAGGTGGCCAAGAGTGCCGACGGCGTGATCGACCTCGGGGACGCCGGCTGCCGCGACGCGGTGCTGCGCACCTTCCCCGTCGGCGATCTGTGGGGCGTGGGCCGCCGGCTGGCGCCGCGGCTGGAGGCGATGGGCATCATCACTGCAGCCGCGCTGCGCGATGCGCCGGCGGACGACATCCTGGCGGGCTTCGGGGTGACGCTGGCGCGCACCCAGCGCGAGCTCCAGGGCTATCCGTGCATGGCGTTGGAGGAAGTGGAGCCGGACCGTCAGCAGATCATGGTCAGCCGATCGTTCGCTGATCGAGTTGAGGACCATGAGGCCGTGGCCCAGGCACTGGCCACCTTTGCCGTGCGCGCCTGCGAGAAGCTCCGCGCCCGAGGCCTGGTCACCGCCGGCGTCTGGGTGTTCGCGCAGTCCGACGTGTTTCGGCCGGAGCTGCGGCAGCACAACGCCAGTAGGACCGTGGGCCTGCCCGCGTCGACTGCCGACACCATGGTGGTACTGGGCGTTGTGCGCAAGCTGCTACGCGGCCTGCTCCGCGACGGGATCGCATACAAGAAGGCAGGCGTGGCGCTGCTCGACCTGGCCCGGCCAGATGATCTGCAGGCGGACTTATTCGGGCCTACGGTGGTCGGCAATGACCGGCTGATGGCCACCATGGACCAGATAAACCGGAAGTTCGGGCGCGGCACGGCCGGCATTGGCGCGTCGGGTTGGCAGGCGCGGCCAGCGTGGGGCATGCGCCAACATATACTTTCACCAAATTACACGACGTCCGTTCACGAGATGCCTGCGGCGTTATGCTAACCGGTTCACCCAGATTCGCCAAGCCACAAAGCCTCCCTATAAGCGCCCCCACTAAAAACACGTCCAAGGGAATTGCCGCGCAGAAATGCCCCCCCCCCGCGCACACCACCAACGAAGAACAATGAATTTAGCTGGTTAGGAAAGCGACGCGCTGAGCCAAGCCCTTAAATATTTCGTTGAACTTATTACGGTTAGTGATCATGGTCTCCTCCGCATGACCAAACACCTTACCGACGTTTTTAATCTCATGATCGCTCAGAGCAAAAACGGGCTTTGAGAGCTGCTGGCTAATCGCAATGAGAGAATTGAAGTCCGGAACATGCGCGAGATCATACGGCTCAAGCTCCTGACCCATGAGTGACAACCTAACAAGATCACGATCAACAGCACAGCCCAAAGGCGCAATAGCTGGAATCAGCCTCGAATCAATAGCCTTCCGAATTCGGTCAATCCAGGTTTGGAACGATGTCGCCGCCTTCTCATTTCGAGGCCTGTACCGCTGCTGCACGGCACCCAAGAACTTGGGCTGATTGCGGATGGGAAAACTCCTATTATCAAAGTTGTTATCCTCCTTAAATCGCCGTATTTCTCGGTGCCACTTCGTAATATTCTTCTCAAGAGAGCCTATCGCCTGAAGGCAAAAATAATCTGGCGAAGTGGGGACGATGAAGTAATCACTAGACATAAGGATTACCTCATTCAGCCCGCCAACATTTGGACTCAAATCGTAAAGCACATAGTCAATATTCTGGGCCGCCGCGATCTGCTGCAGCATGGCCGGCAGATTGCCAGGTATATTTCGAGTGGCGGGAATGCCCGACGCGATCTTTAGAGACACGCTAATCTGAGAGTCCAGATCGGCAACATCAAGATGACCGGGAAGAAGGAACAAGTTAGGGTTCCCAGTTTCCAGCAAACGTCCACGATCAGTACGCATGAAGTCGGCGGGCGGAGTACCATTAATCAAAGCTTCAACGATTGGCTTCATCGTGAGGTTATCTCTGCTCGCGTAGAAAGCCTCCATTTGCTCATCATCAATGGCCTTGTATCCCAGCACCAGACCAGTCAGATTGCTTTGAGAATCAAGATCCACCATCAAAACACGGTGCCCGAGCTCAGCCAAGCTCCAACCCAAGTTAAAGGTCGTAGTCGTTTTACTTACGCCGCCCTTGTGGTTAAACAAACAAATCGACTTAGCCATAACAAGCTCAAATTACCTACGCTGCACCGTGCAGCCCACCGCAGGATTGTAGCGCAAGGCATGCGTGAAGGTCACCATGCCGCTGACCCGAGGAGCTGAACGCATAGCCAAGCTCCACGGCATTGCCTGGACAAGCGAGCTTCGGGGAAAGGGCGGCAGGACGGCCTCAGTTCCAAGTGGAAGGCTAGGTCGAACCCTCAATGCGAGTGCGCCCGCGCCTTCCCCCGCCGCAGGCATAGGCACAGGCGTAGGCATAGGCAACCTAAGGCGGTTGACAGGCCGGAGGATACAAGCAGCGCTTCTGAGACGATGGAGTAATGCCTCGGAACTTGAGAACAAGCGCTAGCTAGGAATTAGACGGCCCCACAGGGATAAGAGGAGCGACAAGCCTGTCGCCCCTCTTCGGCGCGCGCGAGGCGCGCACGCTATAAAGAGAGATGCGGCGAATTCAATTTCGAGATGACTAAACTCAGGTTGGAATTGCAAGGCACGCTATGGCGACTGCAAAGATACGAAAAACAAACTTTAAAACCCCCACGCCGAGCTTACTAGTCTGTGGCAACCCATTTGCAACGTCGTTAATCGTCTCACATACCGTTATGTAAACACCCATTAATCCAACAAAACCTTGCGTAGTCTTTGCCCAAGAAGAGTAAGCCATAAGTGCAATTACAGCCGACGTGGAAACAAGGCACGCCACCACACATACCCAGTACGTTGCCCGCGGATATTTCTGAGCAAAAAAATCAGACATCCTTGTCACTCCTCACAAGTTGAATTTCGACTCTACCATCCCCGAAGAAAAAGTATGTAGGTACTTCCCCTACACCATCGATAGTCTTGGACGAAGCCGTGTCTACAACCAGACGATGCAGCAGGCATCCTTGCGGCCGCCGGAGCAGAGAGAGCGGCTTGCTTCATTCGCTAAGACAATCAGCCACCGCCAACCTCACTCGGCTCCTCGGTGGCGCTGAGGCGGTAGAACCGGCCGGTGCGCATGGCCGCGCCGTCGTCATAGGCAACGGTCAGCACGACCTGGGCACCCGAGATCGAGTTGGGTTCATCGAAGGTCAGCTGCAGCTTGTCCGGCAGCGCAGCGCTCTCCAGCTTGTTGGACAGGCGCATTTTCAGGTTCAGCATGTTTTTTCCTCTTGTGTGGCGGAGGGATGACCTCCTGGGTGCGGCCGCCGCGCTATGCGGCGGTCGATGTACTACTGCTGCTCAATCGAGATGATCGACAGGTTCTGCACGATCGTCTGGCCGTCGAAGCTTCCCGACTGGTGATTCACGGTCTGCTCGCTGAAACTCACGATCTCGGCGCGATACGAACGTCGCTTGGTGCCGTCGATGTTGTCGTTGAGCGTGACTGAAGCTGACCAGAAGGAGATCGCAGTATCGGGCCCGTCCGTCTCATTGGTGATGTCCACGCTGCCGCTGATCGGGATCTGCTGCCACAGCGCTTCGCCCTGCCCGTCCACCTGCCGGTACAGGTTGATGACACCACCGTTGATGCCTGCGCCTGCGACAAACCCTTGATTGCCCATCGCGTTCTTCGTGCGCCGGTGCTGGCGACTGAAGCCGACCACAACCTGCTTGTTGCGACCATTGGTATCGAATGGACCCACGAGCACGCTGGTGCCAATGGTTTGCGTGGTGGTGCTCTGCGCCGCGTTGCGCAGGATGCCGGCAGCGATTGCACCTCCCCAATACGCGTTGCCATTGCGGTCCATCCACATGGTGGCGTTCGACTTGTTGGCGTTGACTGCGCCGACATTGGGACCGAAGTAGTCCACCAAGCCATCTCCGCCGAAGCCGTTGCCGATGATCCGCTGCGAGTTGCCTGACCACACTCGGAGGTAGCCATTGGTCAGCTCAAACCCGTCAGCACCACCCGGCGTGAGGATATTGACCGCGCTGGACAGGATGTTGAACGCCGAGGTCTCTCCAGTCACGCCCAGCTGCAGGCCCGCACTGATCCCGTTGGCCTGCACACCGAGGGACCACTGCGCGGACGCCTCGCCGCCGCCGGCGGAATACGGCGGCGGTGCAGTGGCCCCCTCAGCAACTTCGCTGACCATCGGGCGCCACATCCAGAGATACGCGTCAGCCTGACCAATCCCACCGAAGCGGTACACAAAGGCTGCCTGTACCGCGCCAGCCGGTGCCTTGCCGATTCTGAAGTACAGCGGGGCATCAGCCAGCTTTAGGCCTCCCAAGCCAGTGTTGATGCACTCAGGCGGGCTCAGCTGCCCAACCGGATTACCTGCTGCGTCGTAGTACTCCAGGTAGCACAGCATGCGGCAGCGATGGGTATTTGCGCCGAACTGGATGCAGTACGTCGCATTGGCCTTTACAGGAAACTTTGGCGTCCAGCCGAACGTTTCTTCGCTGAATGTTCCAGCACGGAATGCGGCGAATGCACTGTTCAAGCCGTAGGGAATGAAGTTGGTATCGTTGCCGGTCAGGTTGCGCCCGCCCGTCCATCCGCCTGGCATCAGATAACCGTTGACAGACCAGTTAGCAAACAAGCTGTTCGCGAGCAGGTTGCCTCCCGATCCTTGGTTGTTGACCTGCACGCGCATCTCTTGCACGACGGACGCATCGGCCTTGCCGCCCACCGATGCCTGCACACCGTCGATCCGGCTGGCCTGGGCGGTAATGTCCTGGCCCTGCTGGGTCACCGTCGCCTGCAGCGCGCTGACGCCGCTGGCCGCGCCGGCGGCAGTCTGCTGCGCGTTGTAGGCCTCGGTCGCATCCTGCAGCACGAAGTCATCCCAGATCAGCTGGGTTGCGCTCGTGGTGGTGGAACTGCTGTTCAGCTGCAGAATCGCCCGGTTCTTGCCTGCCGCGACACGAACATAGCCGCTCACCTTCGTCCATTCGGTCTCCGAGAGGGTCGACAGGTTCGGGGCCGAGAAATTCGGGTAGGTCTGGGATGCGCCGTTGTCGGAGAGCTGGAACCTCAGCTGCACGTTGCCGGCCGCTGGCCCAACGCGCTTCACCCATGCCTCGCAGTAGTACACCCGATCGGGTGCGACGTCGAAGGTTGCAAGCTGGATGGAGCGCGTGTTGCTGGCATGAGTGACCGTCAGCGCGTTCGCACCTGTACGGCCGCCCGCGGTGACCGTCGCCCAGGAATGGATGGCGGTGCCGACCGCACGGGCCTCGAAGCTGCCATCCAGCACCATGTTGCTGCCGGCACGGTTGCCTTGGTCGACCGCAGCCGAGACGGACGTGATCGCGCTGCCCTGCGCGGTGATCTGCTGCCCTTGCTGGGTGACCGTACCGGTGAGCGTCGCGGTGGCCGCAGCGTTGGCTTCAGCGGCCAGCTGCTCGGTCACGTCGTAGAGCTCAATGCTGTCGATACGCACCACGGCGTTGTTGGGGTAGTTGTACGCCCATAGCCGCACCGCACCGATGCTGGCATCGACGGCGTCGAAATCCACGGTATAGCTAGCGAAGCTGGAGGTGAGCGTTAGCTGCTTGTCGTTGTTGCCAGCCGCCAGGGTTTCCCGATTCTGCCGTTGCAGCCGCAGCATCAGATTCATCGCCCCGGACACGCCCATGGCACGCACGATCGCCCGGTACCGGCGCGCACCGCGGTTTGGGATCCATTGGCCGTCGGCCACCGTGAGCGATGGATTGGACGAGCCAGTCTTCGTCATGGTCACGCCAGGTCGACTATCACCTGCAGTCTCGGTCCAGGCAGGCAGAGGGGATCCACCAACGCTCCACCACTGCAGGCCGGCCGCGAAGTTGCTGTTCGGTGCCATGTTGTCGCCGAGCGTGCGGAGCCCATCCAGCTTGGCATTGACCGTTGTCACGGACTGGCCCAGCGCAGTCACCGTTCCCTGAAGGGTGGTCACCGTGCCGGTCAGCGTGGTGGTCGCCGCCGCGTTGGCGCTGATCTGCTGTTGCAGCTCCCCAACGGATGCCTTGTAGCCGCTGGCAACGTCACCGACCTCCAGCTGCACGTTGTCCCACTCAACGTACTGACCCATGGTGTTGTTGCCGTAGATGCGCAGGTAGGCGTCAGCACGCACCGCATTGGCGGGTGCCGCGGCGCCTGTCGTGAAGCTTTTGCGTTCCCAGTTCTCGCTGGTCAGCAGCTGGTTACCAGCCAGTCCGGTGTAGGAGATGGTGCTGTTGTCGGCCGCGCGCCATGCAATCTGCAGGAAATAGCGCGCGCCAGGCGTACCTCGCACATAGGTGGACAACGTGTGCTTCTGGCCGGGCACGACCTTGGCGGTTTTCAGCGCTCCATTGCTGACCGCTTCCAGATAGGATGTCGCGGGCACGTTGTCCAGTTCCCAGCGCCAAGCGCGGGCGGAGCCAGGCAGCGTCGACGTGTTCCAGGTCCGCCGGCTGACCTGGCCAGTCATACCGCCGCTGTTGTTCGACCACCCCGGCACCTGGCTGGCGCTGGTGGTTTCAGCCTCGAAGCTGCTATTGGCCAGCTCATTGTCGCCACCCACGTTACCCAGCGACGCGGTGACACTCGTGATCGCCGTACCCAGGCTGGTGATGTCGTTGCCCTGCAGCGTCACCTGAGACTGCAGCGTCTGCAGCGCGGCGTTACTGGCCTTGCCGTCCACGTCGGTCCGGAGGGCGCTGATCAGGCCGGCCTGCGAGCTGATCTGCCCGCCCTGGTTCTGAACAGTCGTGGTCAGCGCCTGCAGTCCCTCGGCATTGGCGAGCACGTCTGTCACTTCCTCGATCACCACGTCGTCCACACGCAGCACGCCGGCGGTGTGGTCACAGACGATGTTCAGACGCAGCGCGGCGATGGTCGTGGCAGTGACCACTGTCTCGACCCGGGTCCATTCGGTCCGCCCAGCAGCGAACGCCAGCCCGGCGATCAGCCCACCATCCTGGTTGCCGATGCGGACCTTGCCGTTGCCCGAGCTGCCGTTGTAGTCGGCATCCGTCTGGTAATGGGCGCCGATCCGGTACTTCTTGCCGTTGATGACCGGCAGGTTGGCTCCGCCGTTCGCGGAGATCGTCCGCGTGCCGGCGGCGCCGGTGACCTTCAGGCACTTCCCGGTCCTGCCCTCTGCCGCGATCGACACCGAAGTGGTGGCGGCGTAGGTCCATCCCGCGCCCTCCCCCAGCTCGAAGCTGCCGTCGAGCACCATGTTGGTGCCTTGTGAGATCAGCGCGGGCAGCTTGGCGTTGATGGTGGTGATCGACTGCGCCAGCGCGCCGGTGGCGGTAGCGGTCGCCTCTTCGAGCGCGGTCACCTGCGCAGAGGTGGCCAGGCGGCCGGCCCCGGCCGGCATGCGTGCTTCCATGGTGCCGATGCGCTGCACCTGCGCCTTGTCGGCATCCACGCGCGCCACCATTTCCTGGTACATCAGGCCGCTGGTCAGCTGCAGCGGGTCGGTACCGGTGTACTGGCCACGCATCTGCACGCCCAGCGTGGTGACGCTCTGGGCGACGACCTGGTCGGCCTGCTGCAGCGCGGTCTGCACCTCCTGCACCAGCGCCACTGATGCGCCCGGCGACGGACGGCCGATGGCCACGTAGTCGTACAGGAGATAGGCGGCATCGGTCTGGGTGGTGACCAGGGCCATGCGGACAGCGCGGATCGAAGACGCGCCGTTCCATGGAATGTCCGAGATATCGACCGTGGCGATTCCGCTCGCGTCGAAGCTTGGCTCGGGCAGCGTGACCGACTTCGCGTCGTTCCAAGCCGTATCTGCATCGGTGATCCAGCGCACCAGGCCACGCCACGTCGGCGCGCCCACGCGCTTGATGCGGGTCTTGATGAACCGATACGCATTGCCGTCGATGGCCAGCGGGCTGGGCGTCTGCGCATAGGCGGAGGTGCTGTTGGCCGGGCGCAGCATGCCGTCGACCACGGCAGGCGTGCCGTTGCCGGTCCAGCTTTCCGTGGTGGTGTTGAACAGCCAGATCTTGGCGCTGTCGAACTGCGTGCCGCTGCCGGCGGCCACGCTGCCGATCTGCTGGGCCACCGATTCAAGCTGCGTCTGGGTGGTCGTGGCCAGGTTCTCGACAGCTGCCTCGCGCTCGAGCTTCTCGTTGAGCACAGCGTTGGCCCGGTCGACCTTCTCCTGCGCAAGCGCATTGGTCGTGGTGGTGAGGTTGTCGGCAACCTGCTTCACCGCCTCCACGCGGAACGCCGTCTCCTGAGCAAGGTTGGCGTTGACCTGCGCGATCGCGGCGGCGCGGGCCTGCGATTCGGCCAGGTCCGCACTGAGGCGGTCCAGCTTCTCCTGGTCGATCTGGCGCTGCTGCTCCACCTGCTTGCGGGTCTGCTCGTCCAGATCCTCTACCAGGTCGCCGATCACCTCTCCGAGGTTGGCACCCAGCGTCTTCTGGACAACCCGGCTACCGTCAGACAGCCGGCCAGAGGTATTGCGCGATCGGCAGGCGAAGGTCCAGTCGCCCGCCGGCGGCAGCACGGCCTCGAACGAGGCGGAGTGATAGCCATCGTCACCCAGCGGCGTCATCTGATCCCAAGCCGGCGCGGCGACCTTCCCCACGGTGTAGCGGATCTCGACACCGGCGAAGTCCGCAGACTGCACCGTGTCGTTCAGGAATCCCCACGTGTACCGACGCACGCCACCGCTGACCTCGGCGACGTCGAAGATGTCCACCAGCACAGGCGGTGCGTCGGCGCCGAGCGTCGTGTACATCACCGTCACCGCGACGCCGGCGTTGCCTTCAGGGCTGTAGGGCCGCACGGTGATGGGGTAGACGCCGGCCTGCGGAATGCGCCAGGTTGCAGTGCGCGTGCGCGTGCTGGCCACCTGCTCCAGTTCGCTGTTGCCGTCCAGGTCCGACAACACGATGACCTCGCCTACCGGGCCCGAAACATCGAAGGTGGCGGTGAGCTCGGTGAACACCGTATCGCCCTGCACCACCTGTTGCTCGGTGACGCGCAGATTGCTGGCCACCGGGCGAGTCTGCAGCAGCGAGCCGTTCGGCGGGCGAATGTATTCTCCAGATTCCACGTAATGCCAGAACTCCGGCCCCTCCGGCACAACAGAGACCGATGCACCCTTGAGGTCCGGCTCGGGCTCGATACCGACCACGCGCACGCGGTAGCCCGGCGTCTGCTTGAAGTCGAAGATCCAGATGGTGTCGTGGGCGGGATTCTCGTCGGTGTTGCCCGGCAGCGGCGCGTCTGCCGGCCAGGGATCAGCCAGCTGGATCTGGTCCGTTTCGCCAACGAAGTTGGCGACCCTGAACACGCGGTACACCAGCTCGCCAGGGATGCGGAGGCCGATGAAGCTGTTGCCGGTCGCCGGCGCGCGGACTACGTCGTCCAGCTGCAGCACCACGCTCGAGCCATTTCGGATCGCAGCCACCAACCTGCCGCCGAAGCCCCACTGAGTGAGGTCGTGCTGCAGCGCCAGGACCGACAGGCGGCGGTAGCTCAGGTGTTCGATGTCGGTACTGAAGGAGATGTCCTTGTACTGATAGAGCGACTGCGCCAGGTGATACCGGGCCATCTTGGCCGCATGGTCCTCGCTGGTGATGCCCTCGCCGGATACCTGCGCCGGGTTGAGCATGGTCTGGACGCCCGGGGCGGCCACGCGGAGGGTTTTGCTGGACCAGTCGGACCTGTCGACATATGTGAACTCGATGCCGTCGGCAGCATTGGCCAAGGTGTAATCGATCTGGAACTGCCCCTTCTTGATCGTGGCCATGTTGACCACGCCTGACAGAGGCTGTTCGTCCGCCGCCCACACCACGGACAGCCGGCCAGCCGCCCAGGTGACGTTACCGAAGCCGGCAAGTGCGATCGCCTGCAGCACGTCTTCATGGCTGCGGGTGTCCCGGATCACGTTGTCGTAGGTGTACTTGGACGCCGCGCAGTGAAGCATGAACGCCTGCAGCGCGGGAATGTCGATCTGGGCGTCGAGCAGGCCCAACCCCGCGATCAGGTTGCCAGCGGCATCGCGGATGCCGCGCGCGTACGCAAGGATCTGGGCACCCGGGTTGCTGCTTTCCTCGGTCACCCACTGGTTGCCCTTCCAAACGGGGATCGGCGGGGCATAGGCGACGCAGCGAAGCTCATCTGGCGAGCCATTTAGCTGCCCGGTGGCCTTGATCCGAACGCCGATGCGGGGGATGCCTGCGTAGCTGGCGTTGTCGGTCTGGATGCTCTTCAGGGTCGACCACGTGAAGTCGCTGGTGGCACCCTTGCCGTCGGTGTTGCGGCCGGCGATACGCGCGCGCACCTCGAACTGCCCGGGCTCAACGTCCAGGGCATATGTGCGCCGCTGCTGCTTCTGGCTCTGGCTGATCAGGGCGAAGTTTCCGAACACACGCCAGTCGGTGGCGCCGACCGTCCGGAACTGGACCTGGATCGTTTCCTGGTTGTCCTTCGGCTTGCCCTTGCTGGTGGTGTCGAACAGCATGTAGTCGAAGTCCAGCTGCAGCCGGATGGTGCTGGCCGAACTGGTACGCTGCACCCAGGCGCTGGGCTTGCCCTTCTCCGCCTCCAGCGCGCCGCCGGCAAGGGTGTCGACATTGCTGTAGAGCGGAATCTTCTCTTCCGGCATCCCGGGGAAGCCGCTGTGCCAGACCTGCACACCCTCGTAGGTCGAAAGCAGGGCCTCGCCGTTGAACATCGCTTCCACGCGGCCGACGTTGATGCCGGGGGTCAACACCAGCGCCATGAACTGGTCGTTGGCCTCGTAGAACGAGTATGGCTGGCTTGCGATGTCGGGAGCCATGCGGATGTTGCCCAGCACCAGCGGCAGCGGCTCATACGGGCGCGCCTGATTCCTGGCCGAGCCGATGGTGAATACCGTCGCCGCGTCGCTCTCGTACTGCTTGGGCTTCTTCGGCCCGAGAACCTTGTTGATCAGCAGCGAGCCGACCGCATAGATCGCGGCCTGCGCCAGCCCGGCCGCCATAGCGCTGTAGCCGGCGGCCACCATGGCCGTACCGACACCTGCAGTGAAGATGGTCAGGGCGACCATCGCGACGATCAACAGAGCCGTGCGTCCGACGGTTCCACGGACCTCGATGACCGTGCCGCCCTTGGGCCTCACCTTGTCCATGATCTGGTGCGGCACGCGCACACCGTTGATGCGCACTTCCCACGCATCGCTCCCGTAGTCGGGCACGGTCCTGGCCAGGAAGTGGCCCAGCGTCTCCCGCGGCAGCAGTTCAGCGGCGATCCGCTGCTGGCCCTCCAGCGTCACCGGGTGAGGGGTGACGACCAGAGACGGCGGGCACGCTGCGGGAACGTTCAGTTCAGCCATTCGTAAAATCCTTCGATTCTCAGCCCGAAGTCGGGCAGATCACGGACGCGGTGCAGCACCGCGCAGCCGTTCTTCTCGTTGGCGTGGAGCACCCACGCCTCATGGGCCAGGAAAAAGAAAACCCCGGCATGGCCGGGGCGTTTCTGCATCACTTCGATCATCAGCACCAGGTCACCATCGACCGGTGGTCCATCCCGGCGCCTGGCGAAGGGCTTCGACAAATGGCCCAGTTCGGCGGAGCCCTGCGCACCACGTGGGCGCCTGCCGGGCACGACCACGTCGCGTCCAAACAGCTCCTGCTGGACGAGCATCACCAGATCCGCGCAGTCGAAATCGTCAACGCTGTATGGCAGGCCGACGAAGCGCTCAACGTCGGCCAGCCTCATGTGAAGATGCCAGGCAGAGTGAACTGGTTGGCCCTGAGCTTCACCGCCTGCTGGCGCATGATGTAGTCGACGCCGCACTGCGCCGACGCGGTTGCACCAGTGATCGTCACGCTGCTCACCGGCAAGAAATAGTCACGTTCGATCGTGTTGGGATCTGCCCGATCGGAGACCATCAGCCTGGCCATCAGCACCTCGTTGGGACCGATGGATTCTAGGTCTTCGGAGATGCCACGGCCGACGTTGTCCACCACCAGCTGGGCGCGCGGCGTCTGACCCTTGGTGTCGTTCGGCAGCTTGAAGTCGAACGGGGCGCCCAGATAGACGATGCCCTTGCTGGTCCAGTCCTGAGTGTCGTTGACGATGCGGAGCGGGTTCGGGAAGGACGGCGCTGAGATCTCGAGGAACAGCAGGATGCCGGTTGTATCGGTGACCCGCTGGCGGCGCTCAGTGAAGGTCGTCATCGCAAGTACTCCACAACCGCATCCATCCGATAGTCACCCGGCATCTTCTCGTCGGGCATCAGGTCACCTAGCCCGCCGTTCTCAAACCTGGCCGTGATCTGCTTGCCGGTGAACGGGTGGACCATCGTGAACCAGCCAATGCGCTTGATCTCGCCCATGTACCAGCTGTCAAACGCTTCCCAATCGTCGATGCTGCTGAAATACAGCACCATGGCCTGCTTCACGAGCACCTGTGTGTTGAGCAGGCGCTGCTTAGGCACGCCGCGCTCCATCTCCGTCCTCAACACGGATGGATCGAAGGAACGCTTCTGCCCGTCGAACATCACGCGGGCCACGTTCGGTAGGGAAGCCATCAGACACTATCCTTCAGGCCGAACCGGCCCTTCAAACCTGAGTAGGTTGCGCCCGCGCCACCGGCCACCTGACCTCCGATGTACCGGTCCACCTGGCCCAGCAGCACATCGATGTCGAAGCCGCCCTGCCCGTTCTGGCTGACAGAAGCGGTGGTTCCTTCAGGTGCGTTCAACACCCGGACATTGATGGAGCCGCCGGCGAACCCCGTAGGTTTACCGCCACCGACCGGTCCACCGTCCGCGTAGCCACGCAGCCCCTGGCGCATCGCCTCTACGATGCCAACGCCACCGGCCCGGGCAACGTCGGCCTGAGACCAGACGACCTCGCCCTTGTGCACGACGCCTGCAGGTTCGTTCACCCCGCCCTGGCCGGTGTATCCGCCAGCGGAGTACCCGCCACCCGTGCGGAAGTTGTTGAGGTTGTTGCCGAATCCCCCGACCGAACCAGCGCCTGTGCCATTCCCGGTGTATGCGCCGGCGCCGCCGCCCCAGATGCTGGATATGGCATTGGCGATGCCCACTGCAGCTTGCTTGGCGGCGATTCGAGCCAGATCAGCCAGCACCGACCTCGTGAGGTCGGAGAAGCTCAGCTTTCCCGTGGTGGTGAACTTCACCCAGGCGTCTTCGAACCCCCCGACCACCGTTTCCACTACCCCGCCCATCTGCTTGGCGTAGTTGCTGGCCTCCTGCTGGTAGTTCGCCCACGCCGCGCTGGCCCCGGCCAGCCAGTTACCTTCGGCCTGGCGCAGTTCCTCGTAACCGTCCTTGATCAGCTGCAGGCGGTCGAGGGTCTTGGCGTGCAGCAGCAGCTTCTCGGCACCGAACGTTGCGTCATCGATCTGGTCTGCGTTCCGCTGAAGGCTCAGTTCCCGCAGCTTCTCAGCTTCGTCGTTCAGAGCATCGTTGATGCGCTGCTGGATCTCGTACTGACGATCCCCCATACCGACACGTTCAACCTGCGTCGCCAGCTGGCGCTGCAGTGCAGCATTACTCGCATCAAGAGCACTTTCGTACGCCTCCAGCGCATTGGAACGTGCCTTGGCCGATTTTTCTTCCTCTTTGGTCAGGAGATCCAGCGCCGACGCTCCCTCGATACGCAATTTCGCAAGTCGTGCTTCCAGCTCACCCAACTGACGGTTGACGATGATCGATTCTTTCCTGCTGACGGACTGCCCTTTGAGATAGTCGATCTGCTGCTGCACCGACTTTGCCTGAGCATCTGTCCCCTGCTGGATCAGCACGCGCATGCGGCTGTAGTACTCACCCGCTGTAATCTCACGCGCCGAGAACTGAGCACGCAGCAGCTGCGTGCTGGCGGTGATCTGGGCCTGTTCTGCCACCAGGTCATCCCTGTAGCCCTGCAGGTCAGCACTGCGAGCCGCTGAGCCGTTACCTGCCTTGGGCTTTTCCTTGTACTTTTTCTCGATAGCGGCGACAGCTGCAGCGCGCCGTTCTTCGATCTTCCTAACTTCCTCGACCAGGCCAGCCGCCTGCGCCCTCCGACGGGCAACCTCAGCCTCCCCGTTGATGCGCCCGACCTCTTCGCGCTTCTTTTCTTCCTTGCTGGCTTGGGCGGCGATGATGGTATCCATCTCAGCAACGAAGTCGGTCGAGGCAGCTTGCGATGCCTTTACCTCGGCATCCTTCCGCTCCTTGATCAGGTCTGCAGCCAGCGCCTTGATCTTGTCAGAGCGATCCTTGATGGACTGCTGCATCGCCGCCAATGCGACCGGATTCCTTGCCAGCGGCAGACCCCTCTGGTCCCCGGAGGCAAGTGCGTTCAGCTTCGCCAGTTCGCGTTGATTCTCCGAAAGCAGGTGCTGCATCTGCGCCGCTGCCGGCCCCAGGCCAACACTCGCCTGCATGGCGGACCAAGCACGGGTTGCTTCAACCCAGAGATCCTTGAACCCGCTGATCACCGGGTTCTGGCTGGCACGAACCCTGGCCAACGCCATCACCGTCTCATCGGCCGCGGCACGGGTGATCACCGTTGCCGCATCCTGGTTGCGGCCCTGCTCTTGCAACGCCTTGACCTGCTCGTACAGAGCCACGGTCATGAAGTTGACCTGTTCGTTGAGCTTCTGCGCCCCCTTGACCGGGTCTTCCGCCAGCTTCGCGTAGAGGGCGATGGTGTCTTCCAGCGCCTGCCCGCTGACTTCCTTCATAGCCACGGCAGCGTTGGCCACAGCCTGCAGATTCTGCGCGGCGATCTTCCCGTTCGACCCCACCGCCTGCGCTGCCTTAGCGCCCGCGCCCACGGACACCTGCAGCGCGTCGCTGGTCTTCTGGGCCATGGTGACCAGCGTCAGCGTGGTCGCGGCCGCCTCGTTGCGCGACAGCACCAGGGCTCGCGTGTACGCCTCAGCCTGCTTCTCTGCGTCGTACCAGGCAACCACCACAAGGCCGACAGCCGCGGCAGCAACGGTGTACGGATTGACCATACCTAGCAGCGCCGATGAGACGCCCTTCAAGGCGGGCTCAACGCCCCCGAAGCTGTCCTTGATCTGGCCACCCTGCTGCACCAGCACCGTGAAGAACGGCATGCCGCCCTGCAGACTGGTAAAGATGTCGGTGAACTGTGCCGGCAGCTGCCGCATCGCCTGCGCAGTCTGGCCGGCAGAGATGCCCAGGTCGCTGATGTTGTTCCTTGCCGGCAGCGGCCGGGCGGCCTCTGTACGCACCTCGCGCAGCTGGCGGGTGAGCACGCCCAGGCCCTGCCTGATATCGGCAAGATCCGCGCTGATGCGCACGCGCAGGTTTGCTGAGGGGTCAGCCATTGGACTGTTTTCCTTGGTTCTGCTGGTGCTGGGCCTGGCCGCTCAGGGCGGCAAGGTACTTCTGCCAATCGCCTGGCTCTGCCCCCATGGCCATGCGGGTGGCCACGGCAAACTGGGCGACGCGATCGCAGTCATCGCGCGCCGCTGCTGCGGTGAACCCGCGCAGCTGCGCCAGGGTGTACGAAAGGACCTCCGGCAGCCGATGGCCGCGCGCGATCAGGAACTGGACGACGTCGCCGAGTTCGGGCTCTCTTCCGCCGGCGGCCTGGCCTGCAGCAGCAGGCGCCGCAGGCGATGGGCGAAAAAATCGCGGTTGAGCCCGACGACTGCCTCGAGCAGATCAGCAACCTCGTCCAAGGTGCCACCGGCGATCCATTCGGCCTCCCGGCCAATGGCTACGGCCAGGGCCTCGGCAATGACCTCGCTGTCCTGCTCGAGCATGTCGAGCAGGATGGCGCCGGTGGCGGCGGCCGGTGCGCCCTCGACCGCGCCGGCCATCATCGCCACCCGGGCGATGATGGTGCGGCTGGCGGTGATGAAAGGACCGATCTGCTGCAGGCGGAGAGGGGTTACATCCACCTGCTCGCCGCGGAACGGCACTTTGCGTGCCGGGGGGATGATCACGTCCAGATTCGACACGGGTTACTTCTCCTGCTGCCAGTAGAAGTACGCGGACTTATCCGACCCGGTGGCCTTCGACGCGTCTTTCAGCAGAGCGCCTGGCACGCTGCCCGCTCCGAACTCATTGCCGATCAAGCCCATGCTCTCGATGACACCACCGGTGACCTTGTGCGCCACCAGGCGCACCATCCTGCCGCCACGGGCTTCGTTGGCGCCATAGAACTGCATCTCGTAGAACTTCTGCGAGGTGACAGCCGCTTCCACATGGCCCAGGTCAGCGTTCTTGTACGTGACCTTGATGTTGGGGGTGCCCGCCGCAGTGGGCGCGGCAATGGTCGAGCCTGCCGGAATGAACAGCATGCCGCGCTCGAAGCGGTAATCCTTACCGGCTTCATAGGTCGTGCTGCCCGTCGCCGCCTTCACAGCAGTCACCTCCGAAGCCAGGCGAGACAGCGGTGCAAAACTGCCCGGCACCGCCACGACCGGCTCATCGGCAACGGTGCCGGCGGCGATGCTGCTGGCCTTACCGCGAGTTGCCCGGGCGAAGTTGGCCGGGTTGAAGTCGTGGAAGGTGTAGTTGAGGTTGTAGCCGGTCACGCGATCGACGCGATTTGCCGTGCCGCCGCCCGGGTTCTGGTTGTCTGCCAGCTCAATCGTGTTGGTCTGCGGTGCAATGGCGAACGCGGAGACGTTGCCGACCTCCACAAAGGGGTCATTGGTGTTCCACTCGCGGATCAGCACGATGCCGCTGCCCAGGTAGCTGTAATCTTCGGCCATGGTGGCTCTCCAGTTGGGTTGCCGCTGTGCGGCGGGTTATTTCTTGGGGATGTGGGACTGGTAGGTGAGCAACACGCCCACCCAGCCGGCGCTGGCCTTCTCCGGCATCAGCGGCTCCATGCCGACGTACACCGGCACCTGGATGCCGTCAGGGAAGTTGCGGGCGACCACGCGTGTGTCCAGAGCCGCCTCGATGTCGGTCACCAGGTCGTCCAGCACCTGCTGGTATTCCTCGGTGTTGGAGGGAACCTTGGCGATGACGCTGACCGTGGTCAGGCGGTGCGTGTTGACCTTTGAGGGACTCTCCGCCCGCTGCTGCTTCTCGATCACGGCCGTCAGCACGGCCTGGGTGTCCTGGTCACCGGGCTTCGGCTCCAGCGTCCAACCCGCGCCAGCGTCGGTCAGGTAGTCGTTCGCGGTGCTGATCTGCTGCAGTGTCTTGCCCATGGCCAGCAGCAGCTGCCGGCGTGGGCTGGGGGTGCGATCAGACATTGGCCACCTCCCACACCGCCGTCGATTCATCGGCCCGGATCTTCTGCACCAGCTTCAGGCGGCGGCCGGTGCCTTCGATGCGCACCACCCCACCGGACCGCGGCTCCACCTCGGCCAGCTGCAAGGTCACCTTGTCGATGGTGGTGGCCACAGGCGCCACGTCATCGGACGTGAACTGCTCGACGCCCTCATCCAGCAGCACCGTGCAAGGCACCTCCGCGCTCGCACCTGGCGGCTGGTAGAAGGCGCCGTCTGCGACGCCGGCGGCGCGAAATGCACCCATGGCCATGGCGTCGAACGCCTGTAGGAAAGCTTTCTGGTTCAAGGCAGCGGCCTCGCGGTTTCCATTGCCTTCTCCAGCTCGCGCTTCAGGAAGAACGGCATCAGCCGCTTCCAGGTGTCCTCGGCCATGCCGAAGATGTCGTAGCGCGGCGTGTAGGCAGCGGTGTTGGTGAAGATGAAGATGGATCGGACACCGGATCCGCGCCCGATCCGCTCATAGATGCCTGGGCGCAGCACGCCGCGCTGCTTGGTGATCACGAAGTACTCGCCATCACGGTTGTTGCGCTTGCCCCGTCGCCGTTTCTGGCTGACGTTGGTCTGGTTCTGGTACCGGTCCCGCTGGGCGCCCAGCTGCGACAGGATCTTGGTCACCTGGCCGGCCGGTACGTTGCCGAACTGGTTGGCCTGGGCGCCGCGCCCCATCACCGCAAACTGCGTCGGCGACAGCAGGCCTCGGCTCTGCAGCAGCCGCTCGAAGCCCTTCCGGCGGCGCTGACCACCATCCACTTCGGCCAGCAGGTACTTTGCTGGCGGCGTGCCCTTGAAGGCCTCATCCCGCAGGTAGATTTCGGCGTACGGCTGGGCCTTGGTGGCCTTGCGGTACATCGCCGCGTTGACGGTCAACGGCGTGGGCCGATCGAATACCCGCGGCGCTTGGCGCTTCCAGCGTTCGCGGATCTCGTAGGCCACCTTGTTGGCGGCCTGCGACGCGGCATAGGGGAGCTGGGATTGCTCCAGTTCGGTCAGCTGTCGCCCGAAGGCGTTGTCCGGGTCGACCCCGATCCTGATCTGGGCCATACACCCTCCTGCCCGGCCCGCCGAAGCGGGCCAGGCACTGCTGGCTTACTTCGCGCCGGCCTTCAGGCGGATCACCGCATCCGGTCGGGTGTTGATGTTCAGCGGGTTGGACTGGCTTTCCAGCTGGATGCCCTTGTCCATGCGCATCTTCGCGGTCTTGGTGTAGTACGGCAGGCCGATACCGCGCACCGTTTCCAGGTAGTCCGCCGGCGCGAAGCGAGTCAGGAACATGTCCGGCACACCCAGCGGGAACGCGATGGCTTCGCCGTCAGCCAGGGCCAGGTCACCGCCGGTGTTGCCCTGCAGCTCTTCGAAGGTGATATCGCCGAACACGAAGCCCTTGCGGACGTCGTCGCGCAGCGCGGCACCGTCCTGCCAGCGCTCGTAGGCCTTCTGCACTTCCGGGTGATCGGTCAGGGCATCGAAGAAGCCGGCGCTGCAGAACACATGGATGCCGGTGTACGGGATACCGCCCAGCTTTGCCTCGATCGCGCGCTTGATGGCAATGCACTTGGCGCGGACCTTGGTGTCGTCCTTGTTCAGCTCCATGCCGATTGCGACCTGCTTGACACCGAATTCTTCGTAGAAGTCGATGATTACCGAGCCGTCGGCATCGAGCAGCTTGCCCTGCAGCGCGCCCATGCGGTGGTACTCGATGGTGAAGTCCAGGTCGCGCTTGTGCACCACCTGCAGCGCGTTGACCACCGCGGCAACGTTGTTGCCTTCCGGATCGGCCGGGTCATAGACACCCAGCAGCTGGTCAGCCATGACCGTCGAGTTCTGCGGCAGGTGGGTGGTTTCCAGCAGCTTCACCTTGCCACGCTCCAGCCCCTTCGGCTGGCCGGGCGCACCGCGCGGGACGTTCGGGACCAGCACCAGCTTGGTGCCGTTGATACCCACCTTGACGATGGTGGTGCCGACCAGGCCCTGTTCCTGGAACAGGCCCATATCGGCCAGGCGGGTGGAGATGCGCGGCAGGTTGTTGATGTAGGCGTTCAGGGCATCGAAGCTCAGCACGCCCAGCGCCAGAAGAATCTGCAGATCCATGGTGATTTCTCTCTCGGAATGGGATACGAAAAGGCCCCGCCGAAGCGGGGCCAAGGGTCAACGGGTGGAAGGGGCGATGCTCGGCGGTCAGCCGCCGCCGGCGGCGGCGATGGTGATGGTGTCGGTGGTCGCTTCGTCCAGGTCGGCAGCGGTCACCTTGAGGGTGTAGTCGCCCGCGGCGCTCAGCGTCGCGGCATCCCAGGTGATGACGCCGCCCACGGCGGCCTTCGCACCGCCGCCGGTCAGGTTGCCGGTGCCGGTGGCCTTGGCCAGGGTGGCACTGACGGTGCTGCCGGTGACCAGAGCGCCGAAGACGTCCTTGACGTGCGCGACGACCGGGCCCAGCGCTTCGCCTGCAGTGCCGGTCACCGGCACGGACACGAACACCAGGTGATCGGCAGCGTTCGATGCGATCGGCTGCTGCGTCCAGCGGGTGATGATGCCGGACTCGGCCAGGCTCAGCGCGGCCAGCAGCTTCTGGTCAGCGGTGACGCCATCGGCCCAGACCAGCTTCTCGCCGAATACTTCGGCATCGCGAGCGATCGCCGCGCCCTTGACGGCCAGCGCTGCGGAATCGGTGCCGGTATCGATCGGGCCATACAGCACCTTCACCGCATCGGTACCGTTGGCAGCGACGGTGTTGTCTGCCTTGAGCAGGGTGCCGGCGGACAGCATGCCCTGCCCGGCCGGCAGACGGATCAGTTCGCGGCTGCGCTCGCCGCCCGCTTCGGACAGGAGGAATTCGCCGGTACGGGTGCCGGCCAGGGAGATTTCCATCGTCAGTTACCTCGTTGCTTGTAGATGTGATTGGGGTTCAGCTTCGCCTTGTTGTCGGCGGCGCGTTGGTCGGCCATGGAAGCCGGTTGTGCGGTGACGAGCTGGGTGCTGCGGCCTTCCTCCGCCTTCATCGACAGCAGCTGTGCACGCACCGTGTCGAGGTCGGTGCTCTTCTCGATGAAGCTGGCGGCGAGGGTGTCATCGCCGCGCAGCGCCGCAGCACAGGCGTCCTGCACTGCGGTCGCGTACTCGATGGCGCTGGCCGCCGGTTCGCCCTCCTGCAGGGGGCGGCGCAG